CCGGAGAGGGAGGTGTTAATGAGAATCAGTATCACTAAGATCTGGGTTGGAATAGTTGGACTCACGTACGCGGCGTGGTTCGTCTGCGTCGTCGTCGAAGCGATAAGTTACTCTACGGTAGGGTAAGTAATACAAGTTGGAGTGGTGAGAGAAGTAGCCCCTAGGACTAACGTCCTAGGGGCTACTTGTATTTTTGGTGGGAAAAGTTGGAATTTTTGGAGGGGTGGGTCGACTTTCATGGGGGGACCCAACCGCATACATTGAATCAAATTTTTCGTTACTGGAACATCATACTGCAGTATGACCGCTATAATAGGCCCTGTGCACGACATAGTACTCATCGCCGACCACCTTTTAGGGGCGCCAGCCGTAGGCTTAGGCGCCCTCATAACCGCTATAGCGACGCTTTATACGTCATTGAAGACCAATAGAAAGGTCCTTAGCGTAAAACAAGACATGGAAAACAACCATGGAAGCTCTCTAAGGGATGCAGTAGACCGCATAGAGTCCAACACCCAAACCCTGACGGACCTGGTCCACGCGCACACTCGTCAGCTGGACGAGATCCAGTGTGCTGTGCGCAGACACGATGACGAGCTAAAATCGAGGCATGCCAGCACCACAGAAGCCCCTTGTGCGCATACGGAAGATCTACAACGAGGCGACGATAACGCCTAACCCGACGCCTCCCTATGACTCAACCCTCTTCCTGACCCCGCCTCCTCCGCCCAAGCCCAACCCGGACCAGCCCTTGGGTGCCACGGCGGCCAGCTTGGCGGCCCCTATCCCCGCCCTCTCCCCTCTCCTCAAACTAGAGCGGGTGCCCGTCCCTTCATCGGACCCGGACCCAACCAAACATAATCGCCTCCAGGTGGTGTACTCGTTCTCGGCGAATATCGTCACCCTAGCCCAACTACGTAACAAGGACAACACACCCCCGACCCCGCAGAACCCCGAATCCAAGCCGAACCCGTGGGAAGTGGGTTGGTTGCTGTGGTGCTTCAGCCCGGACCCGACGCACCCTTACGACCCGAGCCCGACCTCCAACTCGAACTTCCGCTTCTATGCCTTATGCCTCAAGCCCAACGGCTGGGAGGTGTCGAAGCAAGACCCTTCGTACAAGGGCGGGCAGCGCTTCCTGAAATCCAACACAGACGCCGACCCGCGCAAGTTTCCTCCACACAACACGGAGAGCGACAACACAACAGAACACAGCACCGTCAACCCTTATTCGGTCCTCATCAAGGCCTGCCACGAATACCCGCTGGGGACTACCCTGACCGACCTACAAAACGACGTAGTCCCGGCTAACCGGAACTCCGAGGCCGGCAACAAAGCACGACTGACACCCGCTAGAAATGTGTTCCATATTTTCGTGGAATCCGCCCTCCTGACTACTGTCGTCGACGAAGAAAAGCCGCTGCCCCCGCACATTCCGGCGTTCTATGCCGAGGATGCCCGTGTGCGCTTCACATCGATGTGGCATGCGACGCCCAAGCGACCTCAGCTTCGACCGTCTCCAGCTGACTACGACCCGCTGGCCCTGCACGCGACGGGCTACCCGCCTCAGGGGGTGGTATGGTTCTAGCCATGGAAGAGAGCTACCATGATAGGACAGAGGATTTCACTTATTCCTCCCGTGACGCGTACACGGCGTATGAGAAACGAGAGCCGGGAAAGATGCCGTTGGACAACCGGAGCGCCGCGGTGTTCGAGGAACGCTATCGGCCGGCCTCCCGGTCGTTGTGCGGGTTCAACCCGCCGTTTCCGACGCGGGACGGGGCAGCGATATCGCGGGGCGAGGCGAACGATGAGATCGAAGAGTACTGTGCGCAGTCGGATGCGCTTCAATCCCTGATCGACGCGGCGTGGCGTTCGACACCCGGCAACGACGGCCCGCTTCTGCGCGGCTACCCTTTCTCTGTGCGCCACGTGGACGACGGCTGGGTGGAGTTCCATTTGCCCCACCGTGATTCACCCCCTGTGCGCCTTGAGCAAGGGGAGGGCTACGACTTCGCACGCAACCGTAAAATCCCGGCACACAGCTCACGCCCGGACCGCAACTCCTTTGTGCCGTATACTGAGGTGAAGGCTCTTCTAGCGAAAAGGAAGGAGACGGATGACGCAGGCTGATGTGCAGCGCAACGCTATAGTGGCGTGGATGGCGAAGCACGACGGTGACTTCGGCTACACGAACGACTACCGCCGCAAAGACCCGGAGCGCTACGGCTGGGGGGATTGCTCCAGCACGATAGCGCAGGCCTACAGGCAGTGCGCGGGGATAGAGATCGGGGAGCGGAGTTTCAATATCGCACAGAACGGAACAGCTGTGCAGTCGTGTTCCAGCTGGCGCGAACTGGACGAAGACGCTATGCGCATGGCGGACATCATCTGCATGGGCTGGCACTCGGGACCCTTCGCGGGGCGGATCAGCCACGTGGAGCTCTACGCCGGGGGCATGTACACGTGGGGGCACGGAGGCCCGGGCCGGGGCCCGAGGCTGCACGCGCTGTCGGACCGGTCCCTGACGGGTTCGGCGACGATCATCATCGTCAAGCGCTATATCGGAGACACACCAGACGACCAAACACAGAACCAGAATAAAGGAGACGATTTGACACCCGACGAGCACAACATGCTCAGCTGGCTGTATGAGAACATCAAGGTGCCGAGCCAGGGCTTCGGCTACCCCCAGGCGACGCAGAACTCGATCGCGGAGCTGAAGGAGGTGGCTGCTAACCTGACGCAGGCTGTGGAGTCTATGACGGCGACTGTGAACAGGATCGCCACCGACCTGACCGTGCCGGGCTACGGCTTCGGCTACCCGGCTGCTTCCCACGCGGCGCTTGAGGAGACGATCAACAAGCTGAACGACATTCAGAATACGTTGAAAGACGTGAAGAAGGGGGGCGACGCTAAGTGACGACGCAGGAAACGCCCACTGGCCCCAAGCACCTGGATACCCCCACGCTGACGGACGAGCAGAAGGCTGCGGCGTTCGCCGCGGCTGCGCACACCGTGGAGACGGGCGGCCTACCGCAGGGTGACGGCGGCCTGGCGGACCCTAACCGGAAGAACGCCTACCACTTCGACGAACTCGTGCCGACGCAGATACAGCACAAGGCCCGTTCTGTCATTCGGACGTTCGTGGTGTCTCTGATCGGCGTGTTGGCTGCATGGGGCGCTAAGGTGGGTATCACTCTGCCAGCCGACCTGGCGGACACGATCACGGCGGCCGTGTGGGGCCTGGTGACCGTGTGTGCACAGTGGCTGCTCAACACGAAGCCCGTGGACCGCTTCCTCCACAAGGTAGTGCCGTTCCTGGCGACTACGCCCCGCAGTTGACATGCGCTAAGATAGACGAAGCATAAAGAGGCCCCGCTTTCCAGTTGGACGGCGGGGCTCTCCTTTTATTCGATTATTGCTTTAGCAGATCCACATGCGCCCGAACTTGTGGCAGGTTCCATACCACCCGGCGAACATTCGTCCGATCAGGCCCCATGAAAACATGTTTTCTCCTCTCTGTTGAGTTACTGTGCGAACCCAGTGTACACGCTGAACGAGCCGTTGTCAAGCCGCGATGAGGTTGAGCTGGTACTGGGTCCATGCGAAGGCGGTGAAGGCGGAGATCGCGCCGAGGGATGTGAAGGCGAGGGAGACCCAGAAGACGACGGCGCCGGCTTTGGGGAAGCCGCACCATGTGACGATGTAGGCGACGAGGGTCCAGAACCCCTGTGCGACGAGGAATGCGACGGGGACGGCGATGAAGTAAAGAAGCATGTGGAGTCCTTTCTCTAGTCCGAAGGTTCGATGGTCCGACTGTAACTCGCATACGGGCGGAAGTCAAGTTTGCGCACATCAGCATCGCACTGCTAGAGTTTTCATATCAGCCAATACGCCGCACACGAGAGGAGAGACATGGTGTTTCACGTGCATTTCATCTGGGCGCAGTCAACGTCTGGGATCATAGGGGTCAACGGGAAGCTGCCGTGGCACGATCGGGGGGATCTGCAGCATTTCAAGGACATGACGACCGGTAAGACCGTGGTGATGGGCCGGAAGACCCGACAATCCCTGCCGCAACGCAACAAGAAACTGCCTAACAGGACGAACATCGTGCTGAGTCGGACGATGACGTCAACCAAATCGATTAAGGCCGTGGCGAGCCCGTACGCGGCTATAGAGCAGACCCTCGCAGGGGGTCGGGACGAAGCGTGGGTGATCGGCGGGCACGAGACGTTCCAGGCGTTCATCACAGCCCACGACCTGGATCGACTGCCGTTCAGGCTGGACGCTTACGTGTCAGTGTTGGACGTAGACGACGAGATCCAGCCGATCACCGCACAGGACAGTATCACATGGGCGCCTACGCTGGACGACCGCTGGGTGCTGCTGTACGACCATATGGCGGGGCCTAGACGCCGCCTGCAGAAGTATGTTAAGGTGTTCAGGTAAGCTCCTTTCTCTCAGGACCCCGCCGGGTGAGCGCTATGCCCCGGCGGGGTCTGCTGTGCGCACACAACACCGTGATAGTATTCCTCTTAAGCCTGACTAGAGAGGGAGTTTCATGAGAATCGACGTTCAAACGAGCCGCTTAGCCACTGCTAATGGGTCGATTGCGACGCTCAGCGGCACGCTGCCCAACCTCGACCTGGACGTTGTGCTGGCCAAGGGTGTGAAGGCCGTGTACCTGACGGTGTTCGCCAATGCAGCAGAGACGAAGGTCACCTCACTGAACACGGAAGGCGGCACGTTCTGCGTAACCATACACACCACGGACGAGCGGCCTACCGTGAAGGTGTGCGACCCGCTTGAGGCGCCGGTGGTGATCAGGTACAGGGGGCTGTGATGGCCGCACCTAAGAAAACGACGAAAAAGAAAAAGGACCAAGCCCCCGCACAGACCAAGACTGCAGCCAAAGAGCTGGTGAAGAACCAGCGCGACCGCTTCGCGATCCAGAAGTCGACCGGTGAACTGGCGATGGACGACAGGAGGCTGCTCACCCTCGCACAGGCGGGGGGCGAGCCCCGCCGAGATGTCCGAGGAGCTCGGTCTGCCCGCCGAGACGTGCCTCGCCCGTGTGCGCTCCCTGCTGAAGCGCAACGACGTGTGGACGAACCTAGAACGCCAACAGATGCTGATCGCCGACATGTACGACTTGAAGACCCGGGCCTTCAACTTCCTGGAGAAGTGCTTCGAATCGGACGAGATAGCGGCCCGGCACATCGAGGCCGTCAACAGCGTGCTCAAGCAGCTCGGGGACCGCCTGGACAAGGTGAAAGAGTACAACGACGAGGAAGAGGCCCGGGTTACGAAGCAGCAGACCCGACTGATCCTCGATCTGGTGGGGGACGCCTGGGAGCGTGTGCGAGTCCACATCTCCAACGCCTACGCCAATAACCAACTCCTCGACCCGGAGGCGATGGACGAAGTGTTCTATCAGGCGCTGAAGGAGGCCCATGCTGATCAAAGCTAGCGCGATCGACAGCGCTATCGCCACCGTCAAGGCGCACAGGCGGCAGGACAGCTTCAAGTCGGATCCCGTGGGATGGGCTCAGTACATGCTGGGCACAGACGAGGGGACGCTGTGGAGTAAGCAGCGGGAGATCGCCCGGGCCGTGGTGGATAACAACTCGACGGCCGTGAAGGCCGGCCACGGGGTGGGGAAGTCCCGACTTATGGCTGTTCTCATATGCTGGTGGGTGGACACCCGCTACCCCCACTGCTATGTGATTTCGACGGCGCCGTCGATGGCGCAGGTGCAGGACGTGCTGTGGCGCGAAGTGATGCAGCTGAAGGACATCGTGGAGCGGCGCTTCGAGGAGGGACTCGTCGACCACAAACTCCCTGGGCGCATCACGATGGACGTGCAGTGGAAGGACGACGTGACGAAGCTCCCGCTGGGCCGCGGCAGGAAGCCGCCGGACAACCTGGGCGGCAACTCCTTCCAGGGCATCCACGGCGACGTGTTGGCGATCGGCGACGAGGCGTGCGGGCTCTCGGGCGAGCTGATCGACGCTCTGGCTAACATCACGACGAACGAGGCGTCTCGGCGTGTTCTGATCGCGAACCCGACGGACCCGATGAGCTACCTGGGAAAGATCTTCAAGGAGGAGATGGAGAACTGGAAGCGCATGTCCATCTCGGTCCTGGAGAGTCCGAACTTCACAGGCGAGCCCATGCCCCCCAATGTCTTGCAGAAGCTCACCGGGCCGTCGTACGTGGAACAGAAGAAGCAGGAGTACGGCGAGGACAGCGCGAGGTTCAAGGCCCGTGTACTGGGCGAGTTCGCGTTCGACATCGAAGACTCGCTGATCCTGCCGGGCGACGTGGAGACAGCATGTCTCACAGAGAGGGAGCAGATCGGCCGGCCCGTGCTGGGAGTGGACGTTGCGCGCTTCGGCGCGGACCGCTCGGTGGTCTACCTGTGCGTCAATGGCGTTGTGCGCTTCGTTGACTCGTGGGCGAAGACCGACCTGGTGCACAGCGCACAGAGGGTTCACGACCTGGCGCTCCGGGAAGGCGCACATGCCGTGGCGATCGATTGCGACGGGATCGGCGGCGGTATGTTCGACATCCTGAACTCGTACGCCAACCGCACATACGACATTTTGGCTGTGCGGGGGTCTATGTCGAGCCCCGACAGGGGCCGGTGGCACAACTACCGCTCCTACATGTGGGACTCCTTCAGGTACCGGTGTCGCACAGGCGAGCTGGATCTGGATCCACTGGACATCGACTTGCACGACGAGCTTCTATCCGTCGGCTACTCTTATAACACGATGTCCGGGGGGCTCGTCCTGGACTCGAAGGATAAGCTGAAGAAGGACGTCGGCAAGTCGCCCGACTTGGCCGACGCGGCAGTGTATGCTGCGATAACAGACCAAAACATCCGCGATGCCATCCAACAGGAGACTGTGTTCTCCGACGCGGGGGACATGATGGACGGCGATGAAGACGACTACCTACACGAAATGGGGGAGACTTTTGGATTCCAACGCATACTCGTTTAGCGACGAGGGTATCGCGTTCATCAACGAGGCGCAGAGGTCCTACCTCCTCGACGAGGGTGCCAACTGGGTCAGCTACGCCGACGACAAGGGCCTGACGTTGGCTTTCATCCATGAGGTTGTGCGAGGTCTTCGAGACATGGCCAGGGACCACCCGCTGCATAAGCGCGGCGCACAGCTAAGAACGAGCTACATTTTCGGCGACGACTTGGTGTTCAGCGACACGTCGTCGAAGCTGGACAAGTTCATCAAGTCGGAGTCGGCGCAGCGGACGCTGTTCTCAGCATCGGCTATGGAGAGCCTGAACTTGGAAAGGTTCTGTGCGGGGAACGTGTTCCTGTTCCGTGAGGTGCATACCGACAAGCTGACGCTGGTGCCCGTGGAGGAGATCGAGGAGATCGTCCGGGATTCGTTCGATTCGTCCGTCGTGAAGTATGTGCGTCGCACATGGACCCCGGATGGGCAGAACACGATCAGTCAGTGGTTCCCGACAGCCGAGTATAGGCGGAGCGTACAGCGATTGAGGAAGCCGCCGAACACAGCCTACGAAGTGAACGGCAACTACGTCGTGTACATTCTGTCGTCGGGCAGGCATGCGGGACACGCGTTCGGTGCGCCGGATTCACTGGCGGCTGCCCTGTGGAGCGTCGCCTACTCAGGTTACCTGCGGGATTCGGCACGGCTATCGAAGGCTCTGTCGAAGATTGCTTGGGCAATCGTCAACAGCAACAACCAGGGCAAACGGCAGTCGGCTGTGGAGATATCGAATCGCGGCGACGTGGTGGGCGCTACGGCTAGTCTCGGCCCCAACCAGTCTCTGGCGGGTGTTGGCGTCCCGAGCGCACAGGTCAACTACGGCAACGGCCAGCCTTTGGCTGCGCTGGTTGCAGCGAGCTTCGGCATCCCGGTCATCGCGCTGTTGTCGTCACCGGGCGCTACGGGCGGCTCCTACGGGGCTGCGACGACGCTGGATCGGCCGACGATCAACGGCTTCAAGCTGGAGCAGCGCAAATGGAGGGATTTCTTCAAGCAGGTAATGATGGACGTTGATCCGTCGGTGAAGGATGTGGACATCAAGTTCCCGTCGATCGAGCAGGATCCCACCTATCGTGCTTTGCAGTCACTTGCTACGTCTATGTCGACGGGGGCCATTCACCAGGACGAGTATCGGCAGGCTGTGCTCAACCTGTTGGCTGTGCCCGATATCCACGGCGACGAGCTTCCGGAGCCGAACGATTTTCTGAAGAGTGGTAATGTGTCTGGTGGAGACGACGGCGATGCTGTGCGTGACCCGGTGGCACGCCAAGGCAACCAGGGCGCCGTACCCGGCGGTTTCAACCAAGGAGACACCGAAGATGAAGATCAGTGAGAGCACGAACACCAGCGTTCTAAAACCCGTTAAGGGCACACGCAAGTGGCTTGTGCGACTCATAACCGAGGGCCAGGGCTCTACCGGCGTCTATACGAAGGAAGCGCTGCAGGGTAGTTTCGCCGAGGCTTTCCCCATCGGCACGCACATGTACATCGACCATGCTACCGAGGCTGAGACCGACGAGCGCCCTGAGGGGACGTTGACGAAGCTAGCGGCCGTGATCGCCGAGACACCCCACTGGCAAGATGCGCCGGAGCCCGGGATGTACGCGACGATCGAAGTGGTCGAGCAGTGGGCGCCTTTCATCGAGCAGGTGTCGGATATCATCGGCGTGTCGATTCACTGCGGTGCGACGCTGGTGCAGGACGACGACCTCGTGACGGCAGGTGAGCCCACGCCGCCTGTGATAGAGTCTTTCATACCGTCGCCCGTTAATTCCGTGGACTTCGTCACAGTTCCGGGTGCTGGCGGTCGCCTCGTCGAGGCGCTGGAGTCGTTCAAAAACGGAAATGCTATTATGGACGGTAGCAACAAACACAATTCCGAAAGGAAGAGAATGGACACTGAGTTCAAGGAGGCCCTGGAGGCCCTGGACACTAAACTCTCCGCTCTCGTCGAAGCCCTCGCCGATAAGGCCAAAAAGAAGGACGAAGAGGACGAAGAGGACGCCAAGAAGGCCAAGGAGGAAGAAGAGGACAAGGCCAAGAAGGCTAAGGAGGCCATCCTTGCTCTCGCCGACTCCGACCTTCCCGAGGTTTCCCGTGTGCGGGTCGCCGAGGCCATCGCCCGCGGCTATGACGCGAAGTCGATCCTTGACCGCGAGACCAAGCTCGTCGAATCCATCCGCGAGAGCCTGTCGGGCGGCTTCGCCCCCGAGCACGTGCCCTCCGGTAAGAGCGCCGACGACTTCGAAGCCGAATTCGCTAAGCTGACCTGGTAAGGAGACTACCGCATGGCACAGAATCACGTCAAGGGCGGGGACACCTATGAAGTTCAGGTGGATGCTGCCGTCAAGTCGGGCGACGTCGTCGCCGTCGGCAAGGTCGGGGCCGTTGCTCTCACCTCCGCCACACCCAAGGACGACAACAACTTCTATTCGACGCTCGCCTTCGAGGGGATCGCCCACCTCGGCCTGGACGGGTCTGTCAAGGCCGGGGATATCGTGACGATCGACGGCACCACCGAGTCCGGCAAGGCAGCCAAGCCTGAGATCGCGGCCGACCCGAAGGGCAAGATCGTCGTCGGCTTCGTGCTCAACCCGCTGTCGAGCGCATCTACCAAGTACGCTGTCAAGCTCACCCAGGCTTGGCTCTAAGGAGGATATCTACATGGCGATCAACAAGAGGGAAGCCTACAAAGCGGGTATCCTGCTGCATAGGGCCCTTCACGCGGACGACATCCGTGTGCGCAATTCGGCCCGCAAGGACCTGAGCGAGGCCATCACCACGTCGGACCTGCCGGTCAACCTCGGCCCCACCATGAACAAGATCATGCAGGGCGAATACGAGCAGGTTCCGTCCAACTGGCGCGAGTGGGCCGACACCCTCGAAACCCCCGATTTCGAGACCGTGCCCTACTTCAGCTTCGACTTCACCGACGACAACGTTCCGGTCCGCAAGGACGGTAAGGGCTACGTCGCACAGGGGCTGCCCGCAGTCGGAGAGCTCGGCGAGTACCCGATCCTCGGACTGAAGGCGGAGCAGTTCAAGCTGAAGCTCGCCAAGGCCGGCGTCCAGATCCCGCTCTCCTGGGAAACCCTGAAGCGCTACGGCGCCGATTGGAACCTGATCCCCCGGATTACGAAGGAGCTCGGCCGGCGCGCTGCCAACCAGGAGTCCATCGAGGCGGCCCTGCAGCTTGTCCAGCCGACGGGCCTCAACACGACCAACTTCAAGGCGGCTAACAAGAACGTCTTGGCCGGTAATCCCGAGCTGAGCATCGAAGCGCTGGAGAAGGCGTTCGCACAGCTGGCCACCACCAAGTACAACGGCCGCCGGATCATCATGCCGACGAAATTCAATCTGATCGTGCCTCCGGCTCTGGCTAGCCGCGCAGAGCAGATCATGAAGGTCGTCGAGATCCGCCGCCAGAACGGCACCGAGACCCAGGTGATGGGGAACACGGTGTCCGGGAAGGTCGCGAACGTATATGAGGTCCCCGAGCTCGCGCTCATCGCCGGCGATTACGCCGACAAGTGCTGGTTCCTCCTTCCTCCGAAGGGCACTATGCCCCGCAAGAACATCGTCAACGTGTTTCTGGAGGGCGAGACCGGGCCGAAGATCTTCGTCGAGAAGACCACGAACAGCTCCGAGCTGGAGGGCTCGTTCGAGAACGACGCCTACCGGACGAAGATCCGCCACCTCGTCAAGTCCGCTTTCATTGCTCCGGAGGGCACTCTGGCCTCCAGCGGTGCGGGCGCCTGATAACGATACCCGACAAGGATGGAAACCCCGCCCTCACAAGGGGCGGGGTTTCCTGCAGTGGAAAGGAGCTGCCGTGCCCGACAAGCCGAAGATAACCGTGGATGAGCTGAAGTTGTTCCTTCCTGGTATCGACCTGGACGCTAAGTTGCTCGAACGGCTGTGTGCACTGTACACGAATGTGTTCAAGGCTGCAGCTGCCGCTCTGCGCGCCTACGCGGCGAAGCTCGTGTCGGAGGGCGGGGTCGAGAACGTCAAAGCGGACGACTTCACGTTGTCCGGCGGCGACAAGAACATCGAGGCGCTACTCGCCCTGGCTGACAAGTACGACGCACAGGGGGATGCGCTGGAGAACGGCGAGGGGCTCGTTCTCGTCCCGATGAAGGGGGACGACGTGTTCGGGAGAGCGAGGGAATTCCTTGGCCGGTATCTCTGAAGGCCGCCTGGCGATGGCAGCAAAACGCGTCGAACGCTATATGGTCGATGAGGTGACGATCTACGATGGCAAGAACATCAAATACGACGCTAAGACTGACAGCTATGATTATGGCTCAGTCATATATTCTGGGAAAGCGCGTATACAGCCGATACGCCAACCTGAGGTAGCGAACGACCAGATCGCGCCCCAGACGACTAACCGTGTGCGCGTACAACTCCCACGCTCGACGATGTCGCTTAACATACCGATGGCGGCCCGCGTCAAAGTAACGAAGACCCAGGACACCCCGCACATGGCCGGCTACCTGATGACGGTGTCGGCTGTGATTGACGCCTCGCAGTCGTTCGAGCGAACGATCATCTGCAACACGCCGATGAACAAAGCTGAGGTGTAGCGCACATGAAAATCCGCACAAAAATCGGAGCCAACAAGTTCACGAAGTATGCCAAACGTATCGGGGACTTCAGGGAATACGACTTGTTCGCGAACGTCATCGATAAGATCTCCGAAGAGATCCCGCCGGCTTTGCAGGATACGATCGAGAAGACCCCGTCCGCTTTGGTGCCGGGTAAGATAGGCCGTATTTGGACGAGCCACATGCACGACAGCGTGAGCGTCGTCGTTCCAGACAACGTCACCGTCGAGTACGGCTGGATCGAGGGATCCAACAGGTTCGACGGCGGTTGGGACCACGACTACATCCTCGGTCAGGAGTATGGCGATGATAGAGTGTGGGGCATGAAGGCCCTGGACAAGGTAGCGAAGCAGGTGAAGCTCGACGAGAAGACCCGCAAGGAGGTCTACACGGAGACTCGCCGAATCTGGAAGTGGGGAAGGTAGCGACGAATGGCCAAATACGTCGACGACATTATGGCGAAGATCCGAGAGCTCTCCGGGGTGCCGCCGCAGAGGGTTGTCGAAGAGGTGGCGCTGCCGGACTTTGACGAAGGCCAGAAGATGCCGTATATCGCCGTCGTGTTCGGCACGCCCGGGCATATCAGTCAGGCGACGAGCATCGTCTCTCAGCTCAACGACGGCTACCGAGTGTTCTTCCTGTGCCATGTGCGAGCCCTCACCGCACAGCACGCCCGCGAGATCGGAGAGCGTATCCTTTGGGGCCTGGTCGGCTTCGAGCCGGACAACAGCGGCGGGGTCACGGTCCACGGCGGTCAGGGTTTGAACTACGCCGGGACCAACCACAAAGTGGTGCAGTGCGGCTATGAGCTCTACTGCTCCTTTATCACGAACCTCAAAAACCGTATTTGATAGGATGGTGCATATGGGCCTCTACAAAGACATGAACACCGGGGACGTCGGAACGTACCCGGATGACTTCGCTCAGTTCTTCGGGACGTTGGTGCCGATAACCGAGGAAGAGCCTTGTAGCGACTGTTTCATTGACAACGACAACGAGAAAAGGGGGAAGCACAGTGGCTAACGAAGTTCGCATGCTTCGCGGCAACGTGACTATTCTCTTCGCCGCTCCTGAGGCATTCGCTGACTGGCAGCATCCCACGGCGGCGGAACTCAACGCACAGTTCAGTGCTACCGACAACCCGCGCAACCTGGTGTTCAATGTGTCGTGTGCGATCCTGGACGGCTATTCGCTTGGAGAGACCGACCCTGACACGGACAATACCCGAACGATCTGCGACATCTCCGAGGTGGAGAACCCGACCCTCGCCAAGTATGAGGGCAAGTTCACCGCACTCCGAGACGAGAGCGTGGACGACCAGGGTGTGTTCAACATGATCCGCGATATCACGATGAAGCCCGATATCACTCTGTTCATCGTGGAGCGCATCGGCAAGCGCCCGAACAAGCCGTTCGAAGTCGGCGATGTGTTCAGCATCTATCGCTTCCAGACTGACTACCCGGTCGACGGGTACGAGTCGAACGGCTTCATCAAGTACGAGCCGAACTTCCTTCAGAACGGCGCGTTCGTCCTCAACGAGAAGGTGGCCGCATAATGGATAAGAAAGTACTCTCCAACGAACACGTCAACGTCTGGGTTCTTCCCAAGGCGTCCGTGAGGGATATCAACGCTATCACCGTGGAGGAAATGAACTCTGCGGTTGCTATCGGTGACGCGATCAACTGGGACGACACGACGATCCCCGCCGCGAAGGCGTCGAAGGAGCAGTCGTCTCTGTCGCTGCTCGACGCTGCCGGGTCTTCGTCCCGTGGCGCCGCACAGTACGAGGGCTCCCTCACCATGTACTACCCGACGAACCCCGAAGATGCGAACTCGATCTACGCCAAGGCGTGGAACATGTTCAAGAAGACCCGCGTCGACCTCGTTCTGGTTGTGCGCGGTGTCCTGAAGGGCCGTGAACCCATCGCTGCCGGTCAGTGGTACTGCGCGTTCCTCATGATCGAGTCCACGTATAAGAACACGCTGGAGGGCGACAATCCGACCCGTTACACGGTGTCGTTCCTGCAGCAGGGCCAGCTGGCAGTCAATGGCGTCTTCAAGGACAGCACGACGGCGATCACCGACACGGAAAATCTTACGGTGTCCCTCAACGAGCATCGGCCGATCCTGCCGAAGATCCACGGACATGTGGCTCGCTCCGTGTGCTCCTACCTGTCGAAGGACACCTCGACGGTGTCGGTCAGCCCGCTCGGTGTGGTGACCGGCCTGAAGGCAGGCAGTGCTGACGTTATCGTCAGCCACCCCGCTTGTGCGAATGTGACCGTCAAGGTGACTGTGGCATAACGCACACCCCAGCGAATAGCACAGGGCGTCTCCTCTCCGCCCTGTGCTATTCTTGTTTACGACGTTACCCTAACGCCTAACAGAGAGGATTTCAAATATGGACATTTTCGAGGTGCTGTCTCGATCCAAGGCGCCGAAGGCCGAGAAGGTCGTGTACCTTGACGCCGAGGCGGTGCAGGACGTCGAGAGGCTTATCAAAGAGCAGGCCGACGCTGACGTGATCAAGGAAGCAGTGAAGAGACGGGACGCCTCCAAGCTGACGTTCCACCTCCAGTCGGTGACAGCCGATGTGCGCGAAGAGCTGATGATCGGCATCGAGAGCGCGGACAAGACGAAGAACAAGACGAAGCGTGTGTCGGAGGCCTATCTGGCTCTCCTGTCGAAGACGCTGTACAAGATCGAAGACGCCGAAGGCAACGTGGATGAAAGGAAATTCAACTCCGAAGAGATCCGTAAGATCCTGAACGCTCTGCCCGGCGAGCAGTATCTGGGTCTGCTCGTGGCGGCGATGAACCTTCTCGGGGCTTCCGCCGACTACGACAACGCGGTGACGGTGGATTTCTGATAGACGCCCTCCAAGATAAAGGGGGGAGCGGCGCTCTATCGATGGTTAGGACGGCGGTGGACCTGCACATGAGGCCCACCGCCGTCATCTATAACCAGCCCGACCCTTTCGGGCATTGGACGGAACTGGACTATAAGCTTGTATTGGCTTACAAGACGGTTAAGGACGAGACGTGTCAAAAGTGCGGTAATCCTATCTGGCTATGTCATTCGAACGATCCTGATATAGCATGGCGCGCAGAGGATAGAACATGCTATGCTACTAAAGCAAGGATGATGCATGATTGGGTCAGCACACACCGAGCCACCGATCCGCCTCCCTATGAGGACAAGCAGAAGTGGGGCAAGGATACTGTGATGACACCGTATATGCCGGACTACGCGGAGCGAGACCTTCCCACGAGAATGGACTACTACAACAGGAGTGAGTGATGCCTGATATCAAGCAGACTATCGAGTTCAACGTACAGGGTACATCCGAACTCCACGAGGCTGCGGAATCCATCAACACTATCGCACAAGCCCTTGACAACATCAAGGGCAAGGTCGTCGGAGCCGACATCGGCAAAGGCCTGGATGGAGCCGGTCGAGGCGGCCGAGAAGCCGGGGAGGGCTTTGACAGGGCCGGCCGAGCGGCGGAAGAGGCGAAGTCGCGCATATCCAACATGCGCTACGCCCTCTACGACGTGGCCGCTGTTATGCAGAACATCTCGAAGGCGACGATCGGCGCGTTCACTACCGTCGTCAAAGAGTCGATGGATTACGAGTCGGCCTTCGCACAGGTGAAGCGGACTAACGACATCGCCGGGAAGTCTGCAGACGAGCTGCGCGGCAAACTCGAACAGATGGCCTCCTCCGTCACGACAACGAACTTCAAGGACCTGTCGAACATCGCCGCCCTCGGCGGACAGCTCGGAGTCGCCAAAGAGTCCATAACCGACTTCACCGAGACGGTCGCAAAGCTGTCGGCCACCACCGACCTGTCGCTCGACAAGTCCGGCGAGACGATCGCACGTTTCCAGACGATCATGGGCACGACCGGCCAGAACTTTGACAACATCGCATCTTCGATTCTGAAAGTCGGTGTCAACTCGGCAGCGACGGAATCCCAGATCGCCAACACCTCGACGCAGATCTCCGCTATGGGTAAGTTCGCCGGCATGACCGAATACCAGGTGGTCGGCCTGTCCGGCGCCCTCGCATCCATCGGCGTCGCACCCGAACTCTCCCGAGGCGTCATCACGCGTATGTTCACCCAGATGCAGAAGGCCATCCGGGGCGGCGGCGACGAACTCAACCTGTTCGCGCGCGTGGCGGGGGTATCCGCACAGGAAGTCCAGTCCGCGTGGGGGACGTCTAAGTTCAGCGACATCTTCGTGAAGTTCATCGCTGGACTCAAGAACCAGGGCCAGGGCGCCATAGGTGTGCTCAAAGACCTGGGCATCAAGGCATCCCGCGACGTCCCGACGATCCTCCGTCTAGCCGAGGCGCACAAGACACTCGAACAGACGATGAAGGACGCCGAGTCCGGCTACAACGACTCGAAGACTCTCAACGACCAGTACCAGCAGATCGCGTCCACCACAGCCGGCAAGCTGGAGATGCTGAAGAACTCCTGGGCGAACCTGAAGGCGGAGATCGGCCGGTCCTCCAATTCGGGGATCGGCGACATGCTCGGCTCCCTTACAGGCCTCGTCACGGTCTTGACGAACCTCGTGCAGAACCCCGCTGCGCAGTGGGTTGCCAAGTTGGCCGGTGCCTTCCTGACGGCCGGCGGGATCATGGCCGGCTACTACGCCAAGCAGGCCCTTGTGCTCGGGGGCGCCTACGCGTTGACGACGGCGCAGAGGTCGATGGGAATTGCGATGCAGCACCCCGTCACGTCTATCCGCTCGCTCTTGTCGGCCCTCGCGGAGACGGTTAAACTCTACAAGCTCTCGACGGTCTCCGTCAACGAGCAGACCGGTGCCCTCTACAAGAACGCCGGCGCCGCTCGGGGCGCAGCAGGCGCACAGCGGGCAGCAGGCCAGGCCGCCGCTTCGCAATCTGCAGCAGGGGCTGCAGCGGGCGGGGCAGGGCAGGCCTCTAGTGAGATGGGCACAGCAGCCAAGGCCACCTCGGGGCTCATGGGGGCTCTCAAGGGGCTCGCCGCGGGTGCCGGCATATCCTTGTTCTTCACGGGCCTGGCGAAAGTCACGGAGTCCTGGACGAAGCGATCCGAAGCCGCTAGGGCCGAGGCCAAGGCGCTCCAGCAGGCCCAGGCCGATCTCGCGCAGTCTGTGATGCAGGATACGAAGGCCTTCGAGGAGGGCGGGAGCGCGGCCTACGTGTTCGCGAAGGCCACCAACAAGGCAGGCGAGTCTATGTCCTCGCAGCTGTTCTCCACGTCGGACGCCAACGCCCAGACGAAGGCTCTCGCACAGGCACAGGAGCTCCTCGCACAGAAAACCGGCCAGTCGACCGACGAGATATCGAAGCAGACGTATGCAATCGGTGAGAACTCGTTGAAGAAAATGGCGGAGCAGATCGCCGGGAATACGGGCTTTAAGCAGTTCGGCGACGAGCAGCTGGCCACGCTGCGCCAGATGGGCTTCTCCGTACAGGAGTATTCGAAGCTCGTCACGCAGGGCAACTCAGAGATGACAGACTCGCAGAAGAAGCTCGCAGAGCTCTACCGTCAGAACGGTTTCGGTTCTATAGCCGACGACATCGAACGCAGCACCCAGAAGTCCAGCCAGTACATCGACTCGTTCAAGAACAAGATCAATGAAATGGTGGCCTCCGGCAAGATCTCCTGGTTCGACGGCGAGAAGATCCTCGACACGCTGAAGAAGATCGACGACAACGCACACCAGACTTTCGACGGTGTGCGCAACGAGTCCGATCTGGCGGCGCAGACCATGAAGGGCTTGAAGGGCGACACCGCCGACGCCGCGGACGAGATGGACAACATGGGCGAGAAGGCCGACAAGGCGGCCAAGGAACTCAAGAAGGTCGTTGACTCCGCGCTGTCCGGCGACGAGGCGTTCGTCAACCTCGAAGACGCCGTGGCCAACCTGGGTGAGAGCCTGTACAAGAACGGCATGAACTTCGATGAGTTCTCGGAGGCAGGCCGGTCCAACCTGAAGGCTCTCTATGCCGTTGTGCGCCAAGCTGCAGAGGCGTCCGGCGGGGACGCCGAGGTGATGAACGCCTACATCCAGCAGATCATGCAACTGCTGCGCAGCCACGGCGTCGGCTCCGTCCAAGTTCTGGAGAGGGTCGAGCAGCGTCTGCACGCCGTCGCCAACAAGGCGACTCAGTCGGCGAACCAGATCTCGAAAGCCGCTGTGCTCGCACAGAAGGCCGGCAACGCGATCGGCATGATCGCGGCCAGCATCGCCACGGGGAAGGACTTTTCGAAGGAGGCCTCGGCTTCGCTGCAGGGCCTCGGGAAGTCCTCCACGGCCGCTCTGCCGTCCATCAAGGACCTGGGTAAGGCCCTCGACCAGGGCTTCGCCAGGGGCGCCAGGAACGCCGCCAAGCACGCCAAGAAAGCTCGGCACAGAACGAGGAAGCTCGGAGATCGCGCGAAGAAGGCGGGCAAGAAGATCAAGGAAGCGGCGAAGGAGATCAAGACCTTCACCGACTATATCAGCGAGCTGTCCTCCGTGGCGAACGCAGCCTTCAACTTCAGGTGGGAGTTCCCCAAGTCGCTAGACGAGACAGCGAAGTCGTTCAAGACGATCAAGTCGTACTTCGAAAACGCGGCGAAGGATGCGCAATCAGCGAACAAGGAGATCGGTGACGCCAACAAGTCAATTGAGGAGACGCGCAACAAGATCGCTGAGTTGGATGCCGAGCTGTCGAAGCTGCAGTCAGACCGAAACAAGTTGACTTTCCAACTGAAGGTAGCCGTCGACTACGGCGACACGCTGCGAGCCGACGACATCCGCGCCGAGCTGCAGAAGAATGCCGTCGCACAGCAGAAGAACCGCACGGATCGGAAGAACGCCGAGGGAGATCAGGCTGGCAACTACCAGAAGTTGTACGAGGCTATGCAGAAGCTCTCGGACGCACAGCAGAAGGCTCGGCGCGACTTGGCGGGATTCTCGGACGCCGCTAGGGAACAGCGTGGTAACGTTCTATCTCTTGTCGAGGCCTACCAGAAGCAGGTTCTCGCTTATGCCAACACGGGCGCCAGCCAGCAGCAAGTGCTAGCCTACGCCTCTGCTTTGCGTGCAGAGTTCATCAACAACATGACCTCGATGGGCTACTCCCGTGCGGAAACCGAGAGATATGCGGCGACGTTCACGGACCTGTCGAAGGTGATCAACGGCGTTCCGCGGAACTTCACGGTCGGCGTGAACGCAGACCCGGCACTGCGAGCCCTATCCGACCTGGAGGCGAAGAACCGCAAGTCGCAGCACTCGATGGACGACAACCGCGATGCCGCAGACAAGCTCGGCAACTCGCTGAACAACACGGGTGGAGATGCAGCCGGTCTTGGAGGAGCCCTCGGCGGTGGAGGAGTCGGCGGGGCTGCCGAGCAAGCAGCCGTGACGTTCCAGCAGCTCGGGCAGATCACGGGCAATATCGGGGCTGAGATGTGGAAGGCCGCGGGCTCGGCCAACACAGCCGCACACGGGCTGGGAAACATGGGCAATCAGGCCCACGGATCCGCCTACTCGATGGACGTGGCCGGGAACAAGGCCGGTTGGATGTCCTATGCGATCAACGGCATCCGAGAGGCCGGCTACGGGGCGTTCAGCAACATCATCAGCAGCGCACAGCAGGCGGGGTTCTCGTTCAACCAGGCTGCAACCGACGCCATTAACCTGTGCAACCGTGTGCGAGATCTCCGAAGCCTGTCGGTGGGCCAGTTCATGTTCGGCTTCAACCAGGCGTGGGGGTTCTCCACAGGCGGCAAGGTCGGCGGGTCCTCATACAGCGGCGGCAAACAGTCCACGGACACCGTTCCGGCCATGTTGACGCCCGGTGAGTTCGTCATCAACAGGCAGGCCGCGCAGACCGTCGGCTACGGCTTCCTGGAGGCCGTCAACTCCGGCCGCGCCGCTGCCTCGGGTGCCTCGGCCGCGTCATCCGGCGGTGCAGGCGGCGGGTTCGGCGGGGGTCCGATTCTGGTCGAGCTGTCCGGAACGGACCGGCACATCCTGGTGAGCGCGGTCAACAAACCGACGGTGATAGACGGCAATGCTATAGTGGGGATGGTCAACGGCTCTAACGCCATGGCATCGAGGAGAGGAGCATAGGAATGCCTAAACGACCCAAAGTGTGGTTCGGCACGCTGAACGACATGCGTTGGATAGACGCCCCCGTGGCTAATTTCCAAAGCAATAGCACCGGATTCAACTACAGCGCCACGACGCTGAGAGGCGACGGCTTTGCCAAGAGGTCGGCTTTGACGCACAGGGAGTTCACGCTCACCTGGGCAGCCAACACCGTGGCTGAGCACGCCGCCCTGCTGTATCTGCTGTCCACCAACGAACTGCTTTACTACGTGGACCCGCTGGCTATGAAGACGAACCTCCTGCCGGGGTTCATGTCGCACTACATCCCGAACGCCACGGTTTTCACCGACGACATCCCACACGTAGCTACGCCCGGCACATACAACGGAGCTCCGGCGATGTCGTGGAACCCGGCGTGGATCTGGCAGATCGGCCAGAAGATCCACTGGCCGGAAGGCTACAAGCTGTGGGCGGGGTGCCGCGGGGACGGAACGATTCAGATAAACGACACAGCGGTACAGGCGGTGAGTGAGTTCGACGGCCGCTACGTCACGACGCAGATCCCGACGAACAACGTCAGCAATCCGTGGGGTGAGATCCAGATGTGGGCGAGCTCCCGGATTTCGAGTATCTGTGTGCGAGCCTACCCTGAGACGCAGGTGAAGACGATCAGCGATGTGCCGAACAACTACGGACCGTTCCTGCCCGGCATGGGGTATGGAGCACTCCAGCAGAAGGAGCCGTACTCGATACAGGAATACAGCGCGGCTATCGACGGATATGAGGTGGCCGTGACGGCCGCGTTCGTTGAGAAGGTGCTGCTGTGAGCGTCGCACCCGAGCCTTTCGAATACAGGACGGACCGCTCGCTGGAATCGTTCTCCGCACAGTGGGACCGCATGTCGTACAGCGTTCCGGGCGGCACCAAGGGCTACCCTGTGATGACGTTGACGGACCGGTTCTTCAAGCCTGCGGACGTGTCGACGACGTGGACGAACAAGCACCCTGTGTCAAGTGTGTACGAGTTCCGGGGGGATGTGCGAACGTTCACATCCAATTACTCGACGAACACCGTTACTGTGGACGACTTGTGCTATAAGCTCAAGCAGGTAAAAGTCGTCCCCACGCAGTACAATAACTTCCGAAACGTTGTCGTCGATCTGTTCAAACTGTGCGACTACGACAAGGTGTATGTGGACAGTTTCATCAAGTCTGACCAATACAACCCGATCATCATGGCTCCGGGTGGGTCATTCAACGTGTGGGATTATTTGAACACGCTGTGTGCTGTGCATAACGTGTATATGATCCGTCAGAACTCGAACCTGCTGTTCCTTCGCGACAATAACTTCTTGAAGGAGCACATGAACAACGTGACAGGTATGAGCTATAGCGTGGATCTCGCACAGTCTACTAAGACTGTGAAGACAACGTATAGACCCATGCGTTACGCCTACAACGAGTACTTGCCGTTGAGCAAAGAATCAAAAGACACGATCATCCAAGTGGACGCCCGGAAAACTGTGGAGCAGACGATCACGCTCGATGCCTATGTGATCGAGGCCATGACCCCGTGGGTGACCCAGTGCAAAGACTACATCCCTGCGAAGGACACGTCGGGGTTGGAGTATACGGCGTACTGCGTTGCCGGTAACGACGGGCTGCCTATCACGGCGTCCCAGTGGCTCGGGCAGGGCGGCAGCCTGTCTGTGCGATTAGACCCGAAGAACCACAACCAGATCATCGTGACTGTGCGCGGTATGGTGACATCGGATTATTCGCCGTTCCGCATCGCCGCGTCCTCGGGGCCGTCTAACTACTACAACTCGCTGCGCTTCCGAGGCACCGGGCTGGTTATGGGCCCGGAGGATACGTACGTGACGCACACAGGCTCGTCTACCCTAGGAAGCGATGAGGAACAGATCAACAACCCGTTGATCAATACGCCGTCTCTGGCGATTGACAACAGCCTCCGGGCTGTGTGGGAGAAGTCGGGGTCGGTCCCGACGATCACGCTAACGTCGCCTAACCTTGAGAGCCGTACGCCATCGATAACGGGAAACGACCTGTTCCTTGCATCCGGGTCGGCTTTCGACTACGGCGGGGACCGATTCATGACGACGCACGTCGACATGAACAACCAAGAGATCACGGTAACCGCCACCTCCCGTATAACTTGCGATGAGTTCTCCAATAAGATCGATACGGGTGTTTCGCTGGCTGATTATGAGGCCAAGATACCGAAGACGATATACAACGTGTTCCAATTCAACCAACCGCACAAGGAGTACAAGCCGGAATGATACCTAACAAGAACCTCGGCGCCGGCGACACATGGGGTGCGTGGGTACAGGACGAGATATCATCCATCAACGCAGGTCTCAACAATTTGGGGATCGGGGGTGTGCGCAACTCCCTAAATGGACTGATGTCAAACCTGGACAATACCAATAACAAGCTGTCTTTCCGGACTCTTACAGGCGATTTGCGTATGCTTGGCCCCAATTCTGATAATGTAATGATGTCCGAGAGTGTATTGAACTACCCTGAGAACGGGAGGGGGTATTTGAACTTCCTCTTCTTCGGCAGTGGTCGTTACGTGAATAGGGGCACGTCGGATGCGTTCCGGTCGAAGATGCAGTTGGTGCTCCAAACCGCTTGGACACCACCGGGCGGAACGCAGACGAAGTACGAAGAGTACTACATCTCTCAAATGCCGGGGATGTTCAATGGTGAGATCAATGCTGGATACTACGACCTCTACGCATTCTACAACCTGACGGTGCCTCGCGTTACACAGGTGGTCTTCCGCCTTATCGGGGAAAACAGGTTGACGCACAACCCGGAAAAGGACGAGTACAATTATTTCAACGGCACTATACTGGTAATGGAATCCAACCAGCCTAACACGTAAAGAGAGGAAACATGGCTACAACTGACAGCAACGGAATCGCCCACATCGAGGGCACAGACCCCGTCAAACCCCTGCAGGGTCTGTTCAACACAATCTCGTCTTCCGTGTCCAACGTCGTGGGCAAGCTGCGCAAGCAGGTTATCTACCCGGTGAAGACGCGGTGGGACGCACAGAACAAGGTTGAAGAGCTGAAGCGCCAGGGTGTGGAGGGAACGGCCGACGAGCCTATCGTCTTCAACATTCTGAACGACCGTATCCAGATTCAGCATGACGGTTCGGGGTTCACGTACTTCAGCGCGCAGATGGCAGTTCTAGCAGCCGGGGTGTTCGAGACCGGATATCAACGGTGGGAGTTATACAATATAAAGTCGTTCACTGTGCCCTTCACTGAAGAGCTCGACCGTATCCCTCGTTCGCTACTGTGCCAGGTCACGGACGCCATCACACACAGTATCATCGCTTTCCCAGTGGATAAGAAGCAGTTCGGAGTTGCTACGGCATGTAACTGGAAATGGGCCGTTGACTCAAACGTCCACGTCAGCTGGGTAGCGCTCGGCTGACAACGGCATAAGCGCACAGAAGAAGCCCCCGCATTGCGCGGGGGCTTCTTCCTACTCACCTGCCTTATAGCGTCTCCACCACCGGTGGATGTCTGTGTTCGGCGTGTACAGCCAACTCGGTCCTATGATGTTGAACAGCACGTCGACGAACCTGTGCGAGCCGTTACCCTGTCCATTCCAGGGGTGGGACGAGAACGGGTCATCCGCGTCCCACTCGAAGACTGGGCCGATGCCCGCCTTCCCGAGGCGCACGGCCAGCTCGAAGCAGTCTTCGACGTGCAGTGCCTCGTTGTCGTAGCAGTATTTCCTGATCCACCTCGCGGTGTTCCATTTCTTGATCATTTCCATCCTCTCTCGTACGTGGGTTTGTGGTGTGCGCGCTCAACCAGATAGGCTATGGCGTGCCGTGCGGCTTCTCTCCTGTCGTGGTGGTGGTCCTCGACCTTCTCGAATAGGAGGCCAAGCTTGCGGAGGTTTTCATCGCGGACGAACAATCGCTGTTGGGGTGTGCGCCACTGGATCTTCTTCCCGAGAAACCGGCCAAAGATGTGTACGGCGCCTTCGACGCGGACCGGGTTGATGTCGGCGCCGGGAATGTTCCTGTTCACATACTTCTCGCACACCACAACATCCGGTTGTACCATGCGGTCGAACATTCTCCTATAGAACCAGTCGTATGTCTCCTCGGTGCCGGGTGCCCACGAGTTGAGGAGCCGGGCCGGCGAGTCTTTCTCGTAACCGACGAGGACGATTCCAGTCGTCCCCCCGACCCCGCAGGGATCGATAGCCAACAGCGTCGTCACTTCTCGTCCTCAGAGTCCGTGGTACTGCTGTGCATAGCCCCAGTACCCGCCATCGATGAATGACCGGGAGGCCGGGTGGTAATAGTAATGCTCCTCGCCTCTTGTATCGCGCGATTCAGCTTCTTCTCCGATTTGCGGAGCTGCCAGTCCAGCAGCGCTATAGCCACCGCCCATGCCAGAAGCATAATAACGACCCAGATATTCATAGTATCTCCTTTCCTTCGCTTTGTTACCCCACAGGTAGTCGATCAGCAGGCAGACGAACACTCCGTAGTGGAAAGGCCATGCCCAAACCGTCCACATAAAGGGGCGGATTCGAGTGTCGTAATTTTCGATTCCTCTATCGCCTCTTGTCGCCCACACCTGGTACGCGACGAGGTGTGCAATGGCGCCGATGAAGAGGACGAAGATAATGAGTTGCGTCTCGTTGAGAGTGGTCGTCTGTGTCATGGGGTTGGCTCCTTTCTTTCTCCATGTCTCCATGGTAGCGAGAGGAGCCGACCCCGTCAAGCCGTCCAGCTGTGTCGTCCGTCACTTATGCGAGCCTGAGGATATAGCGGTCAAAGCCGGCGGACTGTACGCATTCGACGAGCTCCCGTCGGCGTTTCTCCCAGCGCTTCCTGTCCCACGAAGCGGCCATCAGCTGGAATGCCACCGGCGTACCCTCTGTGCGAGCCTCCTGCAAGGCGAAGGTGCGCACACCGGCCAACCTCAGCTGGGAGACGAGGTCTTCGAAATTGTAGTCGATGAGCGACTCCGGGTAGACGGTTGTGCGAACTTCGTAGTCAACTCCGGACTCCAAAACGAGGTCAAGGGTCCTCCAGACTTTGTCTCCTCGCACACCGACGGCTTTCTTGTAGTCCTCGGGTCTGGCTTTTACGTCGAGCCCAACCCAGTTGACGACGTGCATCATGCGCTCTAGCCGATCGGGGAACATCCCGGACGTGTGTACGCCGATCTCGAAACCGAGATCTGCGGCGGACTCAGCGGCCGGAATAACAGCCTCCTGGCGCAGTGCCTCTCCACCTGTGAAGACGACGCCGTCGAGCAGCCCGACGCGCCGCTTGAGAAACCCTTCGACTTCGCTCCACGGAATGACGCCAGGTGTGCGGTTGTCGAGAATGGCGGAATTCTGACAATAGGGGCACCGAAGCGGACAGCCCTGGCAGAACACTGTGGCTACGAGCCGGCCGGGCCAGTCCACTGAAGACAGCGGCACCAGCCCGGCCACCTGAAGGTCGTTGCTCTCGGTCAAGCCTTCACGCTCTCCTTCTCCGTGAAGCACGTCCTCTCTGCGTACTCGCCCTTCTTCCCTATGTTGAACGACTGCACAGGCCTGAAGTACCCCATGACCCTTGTCCACACCTCACAGGCCTCTCCACACTTCTCGCACACGAAATGCTCGCCGGCGAGGTAGCCGTGGTTGGGGCAGATCGAGAACGTCGGAGTGATGGTGATATAAGGAAGGTGGAAGTTGGTGAGCGCCCTCTTAACCAACTTGGCGCACACAGCACCAGACGAGATCTTCTCGTTCATGTACAGGTGCAGAACGGTTCCGCCGGTATACATCGACTGCAAGTCAGCTTGTTCTTCCAGAGCCTGGAAAGCGTCCTGCGTATGCGACACAGGCAGCTGGGAAGAGTTCGTGTAGTAAGGGTTCTTGTCGGTTCCAGCTTGAATGATGTTGGAGAACCGCTTGCGGTCTTCCTTGGCGAACCTGTACGTGGTACCCTCCGCGGGGGTAGCCTCCAGGTTGTACAGGTTGCCCGTCTTCTCCTGATACTGCACGAGGCGCTCCCTCATGTGCGCGAGGAGCCTCTTGGCGAAGGCGTGACCCCACTCGGTGGTGATGTCCTCCTTGTCGTGAGTGAAATTGCGGATGGCTTCGTTAACGCCGTTGACGCCGATCGTGGAGAAGTGGTTTCCTAGGCCCCCGAGGTAGCGCTTGCTGTACGGAAAGAGGCCACGCTCCATAAGCTCGGCGATCTTGATCCTCTTCTTCTCAAGCGTGGACGAAGCGAGGTCCATAAGATGGTCGAGCCTCTCGTAGAGTGCATCTTCGTCCCCTGCCCACATGTACCCGAGCCTTGCGGCATTCACAGTGACGACGCCTATGGAGCCCGTGAGCTCGGCCGAGCCGAACAAACCGTTGCCCCGCTTCAGGAGCTCGCGCAGGTCGAGCTGGAGGCGGCAGCACATCGAGCGGATCATGCCCGGGTCGAGCTCGGAGTTGATGAAGTTCTGGAAGTAGGGCAGGCCGTACTTCGCGGTCATATCGAACAGGGCGCGGGCGTTGTCCGACTCCCAGTCGAAGTCCTTCGTCATGTTGTAGGTCGGGATAGGGAAGGTGAAGACGCGGCCGTCGGCGTCGCCTTCCATCATGACCTCGATGTAGGCGCGGTTGATCGTGTCCATCTCGGCCTGGAGGTCCCCGTACGTGAAGTCGCACAGTTCACCTCCGATAAGCGGGTGATTGTCCTTGATGTCATCAGGGCACGTCCAGTCGAACGTCAGATTCGTGAAGGGGCATTGGCTGCCCCAACGGCTAGGGACGTTGAGGTTGAAGATGAGCTCCTGCATCGACTGCTTGACCTCCGCATAATCCAGCTTGTCGAGCCGGATGAACGGCGCCATGTACGTGTCGAAGGACGAGAAGGCCTGGGCCCCCGCCCACTCGTTCTGCAGCGTGCCGAGGAAGTTGACGATCTGGCCGCAGGCCGACCTGAAGTGACGCGGAGGATCGGAGGCGATGGCCCCGGCGATGCCGTTGAAGCCTTCCTCCAAGAGCCTCCTAAGAGACCAGCCCGCACAATAGCCCGCGAGCATGTCGAGGTCGTGGATATGGTAGTCGCCGTTTCTGTGTGCGGCTCCTTCTTCTTCGCTGTACACCTTCGACAGCCAATAGTTCGCGATCGTCTTGCCGGCGGCGTTGAGAATGAGGCCGCCGACGGAGTAGCCCTGGTTCGCGTTCGCGTTGACGCGCCAATCCGCCTGCTCCACGTACTCCTCCACTGTGGAGATCGGGTCGATGTTAACAGTCAAAATCTCGTCCTTTCTACGATGGGTCTTCGATTATACAGCCACGGCGGCCTTGATGGCGGGGTGGTGTTTGTACCCTGCCGATGCGTATATATCACTCGTTTGATAGTCGAATATCGATGGTGCTTTCTTGAGGCTGAGCTCGGGAAACGGGTAGGGAATGCGGGCAAGTTGTTCTCGTGCAGCCACCACGTGGTTCTTGTATATATGGCAGTCTCCTCCAGTCCAGATGAACTCGCCTACGTCGTAGCCTGTCTGCTGTGCGATCATGTGCGTCAACAGGGAGTATGACGCGATATTGAAAGGCACACCCAGGAACAAGTCCGCACTGCGTTGATACAACTGGCACGAGAGCCTGCCGCCTGCTACATAGAACTGGAATAGAACATGGCACGGCGCAAGAGCCATGGCGTCCAAGTCGCCGACGTTCCACGCCGACACAATATGCCGGCGGGAGTCAGGATCGGCCTTCAAGCTCTCGACGACCTCGTAGATTTGGTCGATGCCTTTTCCGTCAGGTGCAGGCCAGGAGCGCCACTGGTGCCCGTACACGGGCCCAAGGTTGCCGTCCGCATCGGCCCACTCATCCCAGATGGAGATGCCATGGTCCTTCAACCACTTGATGTTCGTGTCGCCGGACAGGAACCACAGCAGTTCGCCCTTAACAGCCTTCATGGGCACGAACTTCGTCGTGATACGCGGGAAGCCGTTGTTCAGGTCGTAGCGGAGCTGCCGTCCGAAGACGGACAGCGTCCCCACCCCTGTGCGATCCTTCTTCTCCACTCCGTGCTTCAGAACGTCTGCGAGAAGAACCTCATACTGCCTATCAATCGTGTTCATCAAACGAACTTCCTGACCATGTCGGGGCGGAACCCGCTCCAATGCGTCTGGCCGATCACCACGACAGGCGCCTGCTTGTAACCGAGACTTAACACAAATGACAGGGCGTCGTGGTTCTCGGTGATATCGATCTCATCGAAGGGGATGCCTTTCTTCGTCAGATCCTTCTTCGTCATCTTGCACTGGACGCAGCCAGGCTTCGTGTACAGCGTTGCTTTCGTCATACGTTTCTCCTTTCGTCAGTGGGAGGCGTGCTCCCAGTCATCTGCCGGCTGCCCGTGTGCGGCTGTGAACTCAACTCCATTCCACGTCGTGGACATCAGCTCGGCGATTTTCGGCACCTCCCAGTCTAGCTCCGATTCGGGGATCGAGAAAATCAGCTCGTCGTGGATTTGCGCGCGAAGCCAGTGAATGAGACGGATATCACAGTTCAGCATGCGGATGAGCGCATCCGTCATGATCTCCCTCGTCCCCGACTGACCCATGAGCGCCGAGGACTGGGTGTACGACCGCTCGACATTGACACTCATACGCCGACCCCACGCGTTGTAGATATAGCCGTTCTCACCCTGATCCGCACAGTCCTGACGCCATCGCACAACCAAAGGGTAGGCTTCCGCCATCTTCTCGACGAAGTGCTCCGCCACGTCGAGCGGTTGACCCGACGCCTTGGAAATCGTCTTCGCCCCGCCGCCGTAATTCCAAGCATGCGAGAGTGCCTTCGCCTTCTGCCGGTAGGGGTTGCGCTTGCGCGCCTCTCCGTCTGTCTCCCAGCCGTCTGGCATGTGCGCCTCGTACTCTTCGTCGCCCCAGACGGCTCGACCCGTGATCTCATGCGGGTCGGCGCCGGGCAGGAAGTTCTTCAGGTATGCGGGATCCTGTGCGTAGCCGGCGACGATCCTCGCATCCGCGTTCGAGTAGTCGAACGATACCAGTTTGCAGCCCGGGTCCGGGATGAAATAGGACTTCTCAACGGCGTTGTCGCCGCGAGCTGTCCACACGGTCAGGCCAGGCTTCGTCGTCGACGAGCGTCCAGATCGCTGGAGGTCGTCGACCTCGGGATGCACACGGCCGTCAGGCTGCAGACAATCGATTGTGAGCTGCGCAAGAGAGCGCTGCCCTAGTAGTTCACCCAGCACCTTTCCGAAGGCCTCAGCGTGGCTTCCGTGGCCTCTGAGGAGGTCCTGTACGACGCTGCCGGACAGCTGCAGAGCGCCCGTCGGTGTGCGAGGCCACTCGGGGTGCGTGAACTCGTCCACACCGAACGCAGCCAGGGCATCGAGGACGCATTGCTTGCCTTTGGTAGTCCGCCATGGCTGCTTCGAATCGAGCGGCATGCCAACCGACCTGTGCAGGTAATCGAGCAGCTTCTCCTTCCTGTCCGCCAACTCGTAGAGCCTGTCATAAGCCTTGTCGGCGTCGATGAGGAAACCATTCCTCGACATCTGCGCATTGATGGCGGCCTTCAGCTGCTCGCGCCAATCGTACTCATCGACCTCATGACGAAGCAGAAGCTCCTTGAAGATGCCCCTGAGCACCACCACGTCCTGCTCGGAGTACTCGCGGAACGTCGGGTCGTCGAGCGGAATCAATCCGAAGTCAAGATCTGCGACCTTCGTCCCCGGGGGGTTGAACCGCTTGGCGAGGTCTTTCAGGTCCATGACCTTGCCTTCCAGGCCCAGGTGGTGTGCGAGGTTGTCAAGTGACAGCCATCTGCGCACATTCGAAGGGCTGAGGTCGGTGACAACCCGACGCCCCGCCCTATCCAGGTAGATGGACGGAGCGGGATAGGCGATATTAGCCAGCACCATGGTGTCGATGACCTTACGATCCATCGTCATCCGCAGTGGTTCGTCGCTGTCTTTGCCGAACAACACAGACAAGTCGAAGTTGTGGCCATTATGGATCACTACGCCGTCGGCTTTCCGAATAGCGTCTATGACTTCGTCGTAGTCCTCCGTCAAGACGACGGGGCCCTCGCCCCACGCATACTGCCCGAGTCGGAAGAACTCGCGCGGCGGCATGGACCAGCGCTTCTCCACACCGTGTGACTCGATGTCGAGGAAGAGGATCTTCGACCACTCTCCGCCGAACGGCGACGACCACGCGCCGTTGTCCAGTAGATAGCGTCGAACAACGCCAGCAAACCACTGAGCTGCCGTGTCGATGTCGCAGTCGTCCCACGGTTCGAGGTCGAAGACAGCGGCGCCTTCCTCGGTGTCGGACCACTCGTAGTCGAGGGGTCCGAGCTCTGGATTGGCAGCCACAGCCACCTCCTGGAACGTCTCGATGTCGCCGGAGGCCAGATAGAATCGCACATTTCTCATTCATCCACCACCATCGTGTAGAACCAACCCTTAGACTTCTTGCTCTTACCCTTGCCTCGGATGTATTCGAGCTCGACCGGGCCGGAGATGAGACCTCTTCCTCGAAGCGAAGAGATGATGTTCTTGTACGTCCACTCGTCCAACTCGGGGAATTTATCCCGGACTTTCGTGCACAGGATGGCGTGGTTCGCCTTGTCGCAGTGCGTGCGAATGAACGTCATGACCAACTCCTGCTGCTTGACGTAGTGGCTCGCCGTTACGTCATTGAGCGCCTTGAGAAGGCACCTAACCCAGTGGTTGGCGTAGTAGATTGCGTTCAGCATATGCGTCTTGGTGATGACGCCGTCGTCCCGGTCCATGAGGCTGAAAAGCCCAGCGACCTGGGGAACAGTGATGCACAACCTGCGGAACGCCGACTCAAAGATCGACGACTTGTCTTCGACGATGTCGAAACGCTGCACGTTCATGCACCACGTCTCGTAGCGGTCAAGCGCCTCGTCGTCCACGTCGAGGAGAATGCGGTTGACGTCGAGGTCCCGTTCTTGAAGTCGCTGCTCCACATCGGGAACGTCGTCGGTCTTGTAGCACACGCGGCACAGTTGATTAATGCGGCTAGCCAACGTGTGCGCGAGCTTCTGCGCCTTCCTATCGCGGTCCTTGCTGTTGCCGAACTTCCGGCGACTGTTGAACATGGCTGCAATCTTCGACTTGTCATTGCTTTTACTCTCGTTGTCTTCTTCGATGTACGTCACCCACGTGAAACGCGTGAGGAACCCGTTCTTGAAGTTGCGCATCTCAAGAATATCGATCGACTCGTCGTAAATGCCCGTGAGGATGACGTTGAGATGTGCGTTGGCGCGATCGACACCCTCCGTGGTGATACGACGAGTCATCTCGACCTCGCCGCTGAACAGCTTGCACAGGCCAGCGTCGAAGCCGTTCCACGACCCGCGATTGTCCATGATGTCCCGGAACTTATCCTGGATCTCATCGAGCGCCATATACGTGGGTGTGTTGTGGAATGGGGCGATGTCACGCTTCATAGCTTGGATAGTGGAGTCGCTCGCCACTTTGATGCTGTTAGTGCGCCCGACCAGAGTGCTGCACGAGTCGATGACGGTCTGAGCGCCGTTGACGGCTGTGGTCTTGTGCGCAGTACCGGAGGGGCCGAGGATGAGCGGCCAGAAGCGAAGCCCCTGCTCGTCGTCCCCCGTCGTGTTGATGGACCCGAAGGCTCCGATCGTCGTAGCCATCGTCACCAAACCAAGCGCAGCATGGTAGGCGTCCGCAGTATCCGTCACTGTGCGACCGTAATCGATGTAATCCTTGATGAACGTGGGGTTGTCGTCACTTTCTATAAAAGCCACTTCGTCGTCGGTGAGAAGCTGGATCTCACCAGTCTGATACTCGCGAATGGCATTGGCAAAGCTTTCGTCCCCGAGAGCGATCCCGTTCTCATCGAGATGAGTAAAGCTGTCCTTGTACTCTTTGCTGAACTTTTCAACCTCCTTCCATGTGCACAACTCCCAGTTGTTGCGCTTCGGGATAGCGTGGCCTTCTTTGGTTTGTCGACCGGCGTAGATGGGGTTGTATTTGTTGCAGTGCGCGCGGAGCATCAGCTGGTACACTTCGTTGTCGCTGAACTTAGCTCGGAAGAGTTCCATCTGGAGCTTCTTGGCTGTCTGAGACCAGCTCTGACGCCCGTCCTCGATCTCGTTGAGATACATAGACCGCAATGACTGCGTCTTAAGTTTGTCCTCGATGACGCGAAGCTGCTCATCATCGCACATAGGTGGCGCTTCTCCGATCTTCTTCGCCTCTTCGAGGCGCACAACGGGGTAGACCGCTTTAATCTCACCCAACGTGTAAACGGCGCCGGTGTTCTCCACCACGCGCACAGGGTAGTCTGCTCCGTACTTCGTGTTAACGGAGCCCGGAACGCGAAGCAGTTTGGACGCCTGCCAGCCGGAGTCGCAGCCTTTATCGCGATGCCTCTGATAGATGGACCTCGCAACCTCTGAGCACTCGGCCAGCGAATATGCCTTGTCGAGGACCCACCAACAATGCGTGCGACTTCTCGACGTGCGCACAACCAAACTCGGCTCAACCTCGAACTCGCTCGGCGGGCAGGTGTCGGCCTCAGCCCACACGGCATTGCACATAGCCCCTTCGTCATCGCCTGAGCGGCTCTTGCCTGTGAAGACTCCGACCGAGCAGTAGGTGTTCTCATCCTCGCGCATCGACAGGTAGCGCTGGGCGAAGTCGCGCTTCTCCGGCCACTCGACGAATTTGCTTTTAACGGTTTCCTCCTCATCGAGGGGATCCATCGTCACGATGTTGATGTACCCTTCGATGTCCCCATATATCATGTCCAGGAATTCTATCGCTTCCATCTTCTCTTCCTTTCTCTTCCGAACCGACGGTGTCTTATAGAGCAGGAACGGCCCCGTTGGGGCCGTTCCTTACTCCTTCCTCTTAACCGATGCTGAACTTCCTCGTCGTGTCCCGAGCCGGCTGAACCTTAGCCGTGGGTGCATCCTGCACGACCTTGGGCTTCAGCGGCTCGCCGAGCTGTTCCAGCTCTCGCTTTCCGTCGTCCACGTAGTAGGACTCAACCGTTGCGTTGACGTAACCCCGATCATTGTGGCGGTTCCCGATTTTGACGAGGACCGTCTGGTCGGGGTCGACCAGTTCGGTTTCGTCTTCAGGGATCAGGAAGCCCTCGTCGGGGTCGTAGGCGCCGACGGCCTCCCAGAAGTTCGGAAAGCTGTAATTGAGCTTGCCGTTCTTCCAGTGCGGTTGAAGCGGGACGTTGAAATCCTTGACGATGGCGCCGTCGTAGTCGTCGGTCGGGCCTTCGATGATCTTCAGGTCAACAACGAGACGCGGTAGCCCTGCATTGGCAGCGGACTTGTACTCTCCCTTCTCCACATCGCAGATGATAGCCCGGTAGACCCCAGGCGCCGGAACCTTGACCGCACCACCGCGGCCCCCGAAGTGACCGTCGGCTCCGAGAGCGGACTTGAGTTCCTTGTCGTCGAGTTTGAATGCCTTGTAAGCGGGTTTGCGTACCATAGTGTTCTCCTCTCTCAGTGGTTGTCGCAAAGCTTCCAGAGCTTTTCGATGGTCAGGTCCTCCACGAAGGGAGGAAGGTTGAAGCGGTTCTTGGCCCCGATCGTTCGGGATGCGAACATCTGCGCTTCCGTGTGCGACTCGCCGGTCTTCCGGTCGGTGTCCAGTGACAAATGTACCACCACGTCGGGCGTCTGTCCAACCTTGGCCCGCGAACCGGATCCGCGCCAGGCGAAGTCGGCCACCCCGTTGTCGTCGGTCTTCTGGTGGACGACGAGGATAGACAGCACCCCGGAGTCCTTCAGAAGCGGGAAGATCCCGTTCGAGCCGGTCGTCTTCTTCGCGGCCTCCGTCCAGATGGCGAACTTGTTGGGGTTCTGCTTAGCCATCTCGACGGCTTCGAAGTGATCCGCGCACCAATCGTTGTAGACGTTGAGCGGGTCGATGACGATCGTCTTGTACTCACGGGGCATCCCCCCTGTGAGGAAGGCCACGAGGATGCGGTCCGTGTTGTGGATCCAGCCCTCCTCCTTGGTCATGCCCTCCGGTATCGGCATGTTCTTAGGCCTGACGATGTCGATGTTCTCAGGTGGAACATCACGTGTAACGCCTGTCGTGCTGCCTTCGAGGTCGAGGTACAGCACGGGCGAGGTTGGTGCGAACTTGGCAGCCGATGCGGCGAACGTCGTCTTCCCCTGACCATAGTCGGAGTAGACGAGGATCTGCTCGGGTTTGCTGAGTTCGTCGGGTTTGATGATGAATGATTCGATGTCGAAGTCGGTCATTCGTCTTCTCCTTTCTCTTGACGGATGTAAAGCTGTTCTGTGCTCTTAAGGCATTGAAGATATTCCTCTGTCGAAGCCAGTGATTTCACTCTTTTCGGATCCAGCTTTTGAACATAGCAACGTCGAAGCGTATCTCTAGGTAGAGCCTTTTCAGCTTTCGATATATCGAAACGGTGAACCTCCCTTCGCGCCACTATATACGGCCCGGCTACACCGGACTCACCGACCTGCAGCCTTTGCTTGATAGCTGCAGCGAGTTCCTTCTTCCTCTCTTCGAGACTATCGATGAGCCCAGATATGTAACCATATTCTAGAATGTCGTCCTGTTCTCTCATGTAAAACCGCCGCCTACGTGGTCTTCTTAACAGCCAACACATTGCAACGGTAGCAACCGGGATACGACGGAAAGTCCGTGAAGCCGTCGCACAGGGCATCGATGATGTGCTGTCCGCGCTGCCACACCTGCTCAGCCTTCTCGTGGTTGTAGTCAAGGGTGAAGATCTCCACATCGGACACCTGTGAAGCGTCCCTCGGAATGAAAACGACCTTGATCTTGCGCACAGCCCCCTCGCCGTCGCGGCGCTCTTTGCCGAGCGCGTAGAGGTGGGTCTGTGCGACGTAAGCGATGTATTTGGCTTTGGCGCTGTCACCCGTCACGTCCGGTACGTCTCCATGCATCGAGAACACCGCGCTGAGCGCCTTCAGCTTGGAGCGGGTGGTCGTCTTGTAATCGACGATCGTCCCGTCCTCGGGGTCGTAGGCGTCAGCCGTGGACCGGATAAGCCCGTAGTTCTCATAGAGCCCGAGCTCAAAGCGCTGCTCCAGTTCCCATTTGGGGAAGAGCCTCTTCGCCCAGTACTCCAGGCCTCGGTGGATGTCAGTTCCGATCCTCGCGCCCATGACGAAGTTGGACTCCCGCATCTCGCGCGGCACCAACTCGACCCCGCTCTTATCCTTGATACCAGGAAGGATGTCTTCGGCCAGGCACAGCGCACACGGGTTGGAGAGGTTCGAGGCGCCCACCCGAATCTGCTTGTCCCTCCGGGTCTGCGGCGTGAACAGTGATAGTAGTTCGTCGTTCCTCATACCAGTTGAAGCTCCCAGCCTTTGTTGATTGCGAAGTTGACGATGTGCTTGCACTCGATAATAGCGGGTGTGTCGCCCGTGTTGTGCAAGATGATCGGCCCGTCCTTATACCTCAGTGTGGTGTGCGGTTCCAGAGCGGCTCGTTGAGTATCCCGCTGGCCCCACACGTGTTGAATGAAGGGCACAGGTGCGAAGTAGAGCAGGTCGTTTTCCATGAGGTTGCGCATGTCCGCTAGCCCAAGGCAGTAATCCGCACCGTTGACGTCCAGCCACTTATTAAGAGCGGGGATGTATGCGTAGTACTTATCGAAATTATCGAACAGCACAAATGCATCCTTCAATCGCTCTTTAATGTAGTCGTCCATTTCGTTCCTCCTTTCTCATTTATCCGAGAACGACAGCCTCTTCGGCACCGAACCCGGCATTGTTCGACTCGAAGAACTCGTCGTAATGCTCGTTGTACCCCACGCGGCAATCGAATAGGTCAAGCGACTCCACTGGGTAAAACTGATAACCCCGCGCCACGAACAGCTTCAAATCGCCGTACCTGGCACGAGCCTTCTCAAGGTCGTCGATGAACTCCGAAATCGTCATGGTGTGTTCCTTTCTCTCGATCGGCTTGTGCCTTTACAGTACAAGCACAGCCCCGGATGTGCAAGCCGGGGCTGTGTGATATAGCTCACTTGTTCAGTACTGAACGATTGTTCTGCGCCTGCTGTGCGAGACGCTGGAACGTGCCGTCATCCATTGTGTCCCGAGCCTGGAAGTAATAGCGAATAATTCGCTCGGCAGACTGGCCCATGCGATTCAACCGGCCCTTCGCCTGCTCGCACAGCATCCCGTTCAGGTCCTCGTCCAGCCACACCTCGACATGGCACACGCGCTGCAGCCCGTCCAGACCCTCGGCTGCGGCGCCAATCGTGCACAGCAGGACCCGCACATCCCCCTCTGTGAAGCCTGCAAACGCCTCACTACGCGTTTTCGCCGTCTGCGCTCCCGTGTACAGGGCTGTCTTCGCACACACCCTGTGTGCAACAGCATTCGCGAACCGTTGGCTCGACGTGAACACCAGCACCTTGTCATGCGGGTGATGTTTCTCGATCAGCGCGTTCAACATGTCGAGTTTCCTGGAGCGGCAGTCCGGGTCGAACGTGACCGAATCCACATCGGTTTCGGGGTCGTACACCATGCACGGCTCGCCCAGAGTCACCTGCCTCAAGCGCAACAGCTTCACCAGAGGAATCGAGGCTACTAGCAATCCACCCTCCACCTCGGAGATCAGTTCGTATTGCAGCTTGTCATATATATCGCGCTGCTTATGCGTCAACTCGCATTCGACGATTCGGGTGTCCACCGGCTTCCTCTCGGCTGGCAACCCCACCACACACGGTAGAGAACGGAGGAAAGCGCCGGGTTCCTTCTCAGCCACGATCGTCTCGATCTCCTGCAGCCTACCGTACCTGTCGTGAATCCAGCTGTTCTGAACGATACACCACCGCGCTTTCCAGCGGTGGAAAGAGCCCTCCACGTACAACCAATCCCTCTTGTCATGAGACAGCGGCACACGAGACGGGTCCTCTACGTTCCACCACAACCAGCGACAAATCGACCACAGTCCCTCGAACCGGTTGCCTTGAGGCGTGGCCGACATCGCCAGCTTGAAGCCGGCATTCCGCAAGCTCCACATGGCCTTCGCCCGTCCGGATTTACGGTTCGACGCCGACTGCACCTCGTCGTACACCACGAAGTCCGGCTTCGCCTTCGACCAAGGTAGAAGGTTCTCTTTACCCTTTTCGACGTTCTTCGCATTATAGTCGGACAACCCTAGGTACTCCCTACCGACGTAGTAAACGCCAGGAACTCCGTCCTTCAGATCGTCGAAATGACCGAGGTGCTTCGAATCGATCCGCTTGAACGGCAGCTCGACGCCCTGCCGGGCGAACGTCGCCTTCCAAGCGTTGACGATCTGCGGCTTCGCCGGCCCCACGATCAACGTCGTAGTTGGGTCCAGCCTCTTCGCCACCTCCACCGCACACAGGGTCTTGCCCGTCCCTGTATCCGACACGTCCAAAGCGGCCCGGAGGCCATCCCGCTGTGCGACGATGGCCGCCACCTTCTCCAACTGCTCGGGTGTCAGTTCGAGTGGTTGTTCGATCATGATCGAACAACCTCGAATTTAGCACACGAAATATCAATCGACCGCACCAGAATGTCCATGTTCAGACCGATCGAGAATGCCTTAATGTAGTATTTGTCCACATCCGCCTTACCTTCAGGGTCCTTCGTCAGGAGGAACTCAGTGCCATCGTATTTACGGCGACACCACACATATCCCTGAGATCTCAGAAGGCCCGTCACCGATCCGTCCGGGCACCCCTCACCCTTCATGTGAAACGGCGGGTCGTAAAAGCGGTCCACCGTATGCCTAGACGCGTCATAGTAGTACCCAGACGGGGCCTTTCCAGGGTGGAACGGAGGTTCGTCCTGTTTTACCAGAATCAATCGAATCCCGTTGCACGTGTAGAAGATCTGCCGCTCCGACGCGTACCCGATGCTGATCGCACGGAACGGTTTACCCTTGGCGTCTTCCACCGTCTCCCAGTATGAGTTGTGCATCGCCTCACTCGACGTCGGCACATATTCCAGTGTGTCGTCCGAGTTGACGGCGAACCAGCCCTCAAGCGGCCCCTTCTTTCCATACAGCAACTGTCTCACAGCTTGCCCTCCTCTTCTCTCCTGGCCCGGCGCTCGAACGAGTCTTCCCCGCCTATCACGCCGAACAGCCTCTTCTGTCCTTTCTCAACGCGGTCCGCATAGTCTCTGCACTCAAGTCGCACGGGGCAGATCGAGCACACCCACTTGGCTCGCGCATAGTAGGGGTCGTCCTCCACGTCGGCCCCCTCGCTGGGGGCGAAGAACAGGTGCATGCCAATGTCGCTCTTCTTGCAGCGCGCCTGCTTGACCCAGTCTTCGCCCCTCCAAATGTCGGCGATGTCCATTACCGTTTCTCCACACGCCCCTTGAGACGGGACAGCTGGGGCCCGATTGGGTTACGGTAATGCCCCTTGACGCTGTACGGCTCCTTCGCCTTCGACGACAGTTTCATAAACGACACCTGTGCGATCGGCTCCACACCGGTCGAATCCAGCAACAGGTCGAAAACCGTCGGAAGGATCAACGGGTAGGAGTTGACGTTGTACAGCTCCAGGGTGATCATCCCCATGAACCCTGGGTCGATGAAGCCGGCGGTGATGTGCGTCATAAGCCCGAGGCGGCCCCAGCTCGACCGGCCCTCTATCTGGGCGGCTATATTGTTCGGAAGATAGAACCTCTCCAAGGTCGCCCCAAGCCACAATTCGCCGGGCGGGAGAACGAACTCACCGCGTGCACCCCCTGCCACATGCCGCTCACCTGTCTTCGTGTCGATGAAGTACGGACCCAGGTGAACGTCGTAGCTAGCCGGCTGAAGGCAATCGTCTCGAAACGGGTACACCAGTTCCTTGCTCTTCGCCAGTTTTTTAATGTCCTTGTCAGATAACATTGAAAGACAGCTCCTTCCTGTCCAGTGTGTCTCGGTCGATCTTGAACGCCACGACCGGCTTGTTAGCGTTCTCATCCTCTTCGCTCGCCTGTGCGCACACGAACAAGACGAGTTCCGCACTGCCGCGATTAACGAACACGTCGCCCACGGTGAACGGCACCCGCTCGGGGTGAATGCGCACACGCAAAGCCCCATTCGTCACAGCATCGTAGTCGTCGTCCAAGTGCAAGCACAACCCGCCGTCCGAGGCCGACACGCTCTGCACGCGGGACCCTATGAGAGCCTCCTTTAGGGCTGCGACGTATGCGGGAAGCGGGTCGGTCGGCTGTGCGAGCTCCACGGTGAGAACGGTGTGCCCCTCCCCATCAAGCAACCGCCACGCATCCGATCCGTCTTGCTTCTTCACACGCCGCATAGAGGCGAGAGGGGTTGAGCAGACGCGAGGCTTATAATCCGATACGAAGTACTCCGATCTTTTGAGGTGGGCCGAGACGCCGTTATCGAAGAACAACGTGGTCCTATCGGCCGTATAGTTCACAGTGTGCAAAGCCCACCCCTCGCGCACTAGTGGATCAAGCAGATCGAAAGCCCGTTGAATCAGCTTCTCGTCAGTCGTCCTCGCCATCTTCGTTTCCCCCTTCCTCAGCATTGAAAAACAGCTCGACTGCCCTACCCTTCTCGGTCATGACGTACACCCTGTCGCCCCAGTCGATGACGCTGTCCACCGGAGAGTCGAGAAACGGCCAGTGAATGGAAACGCCCGTCAGGCCATCGGCCTCTGCCGTGAACACCACACCGGTGGCCAAAAGAGCATATTTCTTATATTGGTTGACATTCATCGAGCTGTGTAGGTTCTTACCGTACAGCTCGCCGAGCAGCCACTCCTTCCGGGTGATGTTCCGAAGCTCCACGTGTGCGATAACGTCGCCATACTCGTCGAAGAGTCGAACCTGCCTGAACTGATCGTCGTACCTCACGTAGTTCACAAGCACATCGAGATTGTTCAAGCCATAGCGCCCCACTCTATAACTCCAATCTCTCCTTTTGTTACGCAAAGGGAGCGATACGTGGCTGGACAGGCTGGTGAAGAACAAGCGACCATCCATGACCTCCATGCCCATCAATGGGAAGCCTTCAAGCCTCTTCAAAGCATCCACGTAGTCCTGTGGTTTTTCGAAGCTCATACTGATTAACCCCTTCTCTCGGTGATATGCGTATTAAGAAGTGTATACGGAAAGGGCAGGGGCTGTCAAGCCCCTG